CGATCAACATAATCCGCTCCCCAGATCAATTAAAAAAACGGGGGCACGCTGCCCCCGGTAATCCACAAACCACTCCAATGCGAGTAGGGGTGGGTTGATACTTTAAGCGAAGTTGCCGTCGAACTGGTCGCCGAGTGCTGGCTTCGAGGTCAACGTCACACCGAGCCGACCGACAAGGCCTGTGGTTGACACCGTTTCGATCCCGACAACGACGAAGCGGTCGTAGTTCACGGCGGGAAGTCGGGCCGCTGCGAACGACATGTGGCTCACACGGATAGCCGCTGTCTGCACATCAACCGCCGTGGCAAACAACGTCAGGTCTGTCGTGTCTGCCGGGTCTTGGATCGAGTCTTCCAACCCGACATCCACCGCTCCAGCCGTGACGCCGTCGAGGTCATCGTTGTCCATCACAAGATCGATGATGACGTGCTGCGCGGGCAGCTTCACCAACCGCATAATGAACGTCGCGTCTTCGGAGTCGGTCGCTAGCAAATCGTAAGTGCCTCGCTGAACCGTAACCTGCCCTGCTTGCGAAGAGCCAATTGCGGGGCCAGCTTTGGAGGCCATCACACTTTCTACTGTAGCCATATCAAATTCCTCGTAAGGTGATTTCCTGGGTTAGCCTAGCCCCTTAGCCTGGGTCAGCCGAGTAGGTGTCGATTGCGATCACGCCGAAATCTTTGGCCGTGCCCTCAATCGTGAATCTCGTCTTCTTCAGACCGAAGATCGAGCTGGTGGAGATCACGAGCTGATTTCCATTGTCCCGCGTTTCTTCATGCCACCCAAATCGCAAGCCGGTTCCTGGCGATCCGAAGGCCAAAACTGCCGCTTGCTGGCCCAGGAACAGGGCACGAGCTGCAGGCTCCGCGCCACCGGCACCAGCGTCCGTGAAGCGGATCACACCTTTGTGTTTATGCAAAACTGCACCATTGTGCATTCCCAAAGATCCCTTAAAGATCAATGAGTTACGGCCCTCGGCACCCGCTGCAGCCTTCTGGATTTCGAGCCAGTTGGACGCCTGTGTGCCGGTGCGCAGATCGTATGCCTGCCACGGTGACATCAGTAGAACGTGGTGCTCTGAGCCGTCGATCATGATCGGCTGGATCTGGGGTGTCCCTTGCGTGCCGCCACCCATCATCTCGGCCTTGGTCACCGCCCGGTCGATCTCGGTCGTGGTGAGCTGGTCGTTGTCGGAGATGGTGGCAAAGCCAGCCGCGTCGCCAGCGAACATGATGTGCTCGGCGTCGGGCGCGGCGAACGCGTTGTTCGCGAACCCGGTGTAGGTCGTCGGGAGTATGTACTCGGTGTTGGCACCGCGTGCGCCCGAGATGTAGATGAACAAAAGCTCATCGAAAATGCGGCCCCACCACTCGGCCTGTCTGGCGCGAGCTACTCGACGGAGGTCATGGATGGTCCGCTTGCGCGTCATCCGGCCACCGCTGTTCACGCCGGATCTCATCTGGTCCACGAAAACATTATCGGTATAAAACGTCAGATTTTCTTCGGTGCCCTCTTGGACATCATCCCCTTCAATTGGTTGTTGGCGAAGCTGCATGGAGAGGTCGAAGGTGATCTGTTCACCAGCATCTGACTCAAGCTGGGGTAGCATCTGGATGGGCATTCCGCTCTCGGGACCGGTGCCCATGAACTTCTTGCTCCAGTACCCAATGCGGGCGGTATCGACGGCGAGAAAGGCGCTGAATCTTTTGACGGCCTTGGGGTCGTTGAGGCCAATAATCGTTTGGCTCATGGGGACTTACCTCCAACTAAGGGTTGGCCAGTAAGTCACTCCTGCGACTCCGACTGGGGATATTAAACAGTCATGAGACCTGTTTCGCGAGGAGTGTAACACCATCAGGGGGTGTCACTTCAAGGCTCACATGCGAGGGCGCCTCGATCATCACCCGGCAACTACGACCGCGCTTGTACAGCAGGGTGATGACGACGCGCTGGCTGACGACGTCGACAAGGTGTTCGGGGCACAGCTCCAGTGCGATCTCAGAGCCTACCTCAACGTCAGCGATCCAGCCCATTGACGCCTCTACAGCGCTCGCGTATCGAGGTATTTGTTCATGTCGGACTTCGACATTGCGGCTAGCGCTTCCTCAAGCTCCATGCCTTCCATGTCGTCCAACTTCGCAAACGGATCTCGCTGCTCCTCGTTGCCCGTCGCCGCTGGCACGTTGGCCAGGGTTACTGGCGGCTTTTCTACCGGCGCCGCGTCCTCGACCGCCTTGTCGAGATCCTTGGCTTTCGTCACGTCAGCGGCGTCAGCATCATCAGCGTCAGCTACGGCGACAGGCTTGTTGAGATTGAAGGCCTCGTTGACGCCCTTGGCCGCTTCGCGCAGGAACCACCGGTACGAGTTCCCGGCGTTCTCCTCGGTGGCGTACAGGTCTTCGAGCGCTCCGCGCAGCGCGCCGTAGATCACCGGGGACTTGAACTGGTCGTTCTCTTCGACGAAGCGCTCGACCTCCCACTCCCAGTGCTGCTGCTGGCTCATCTCGTTGTTGGCGCTGGTGAACTCGGCCTCGCGTTGCAGCGCCCTGAGATCCGTCATCTCGCCGACCAGCTCGCGGTTCGCCTTGGCGTGCGCGGCGTAATCGATATCGCCCTCTTCGAGCGACTTGTCGAGCGCCTCAATCGCTTCCGTGTTGGCGGTCACTCGCGCGTCGAGATCCTCGGGGATCTCACGCGCGGCAAGCTGCGGGCGGAAGGAATCGGTTAGTAACTGGTCGTCTTCGCCTTCCGCGTCGTCGGCGGCGGCGGCTGCGGCAGCTTCGTCCGCTTCTTTCGTTTCCCCGTCTTTGTGAACTGGCTTTCCGGCATCATCGACCTCCTCGGGTTGGTCGGAGCTGGCCCCGTCAGACTTGGATTCATCAGACGCCTGGGGAAGTACCTCTGAGTCGTCTTTTGCCTTAGCGGGGCCAGCCCCGTCTGACTTGTCATCTACTTTCGACTCAGCATCTTTGTCGTCGGCCTTGGACTTGTCGTCGGCCTTGGGCTTGTCGTCGGCCTTGTCTTCGGTTTTCGACTCGGGTGCCCCGATGGTCGTGCCAGCTAGCGGTGCTTCAGCATCGTCATCCTCTGCCAGTGCGGCCCGTTCCTCATCGGACAGGTCTTGCTGGTCCATCTCTTCAGCGGTTATTGCCTTGGGCATAGTGTCACTCCTGCGACTCTGCGGCGGTGGGTGGACGTTCTGGCGAGTCGAACGGGACTACCGTCTGGCTCGCATTCGGAGTAGCCGCTTCGGACTCCTCCTTGAAACTGGCAAACAATTCATCGATGGCAGCGGCCATACCTGGATTGGCGGCAAGCTTTTCAGCGATCTCGCTGGCTTTGGCCATGGTCTCGGATTCGGCTCGCGCTGCGTCGGAATAGGTTTTCGCTGTGCGTGATTCCTTGGTGCCGATCTCGGCTTCGGTATCACGCTTCTCACGGTCGGAGTCTTCGTTCCTGCTCTTCTGCCTGGCAGCAAGCTGTTGATCGAAGTCTTCAGCGTCTGGATCGACCTGGCCGTTCAGCTCGCGGATGCGTCGGACCATCTCGTCGCGGTTCGGGATGCCATCGGCCATCTCAAGGACCAGGTCTAGGAGCTGGAGCTGGACCTCTGGATCGAGCTGCTGCATCAGGTTCATCATCGACTCGAACATCGCAATGCGCAGGGTCTCGCGGAAGTCTGCGGTGTCAACGACGAAGTCGGCCTGTGACCGGGTGATGTCGTTTTCGATCTGCAGTTCACCGGCCTCGTCACGGCTCGGCGTGTTGATGTTGGTGAACTCGGACTTGCGATCCTCGGTGATGCGGATCTGTTTCGGCTCGGAGTAGAACTGCTCGATCAGGCTGAGTTTCTTCTCACCGTGGGTCTGCATCGCGTAACGCAGGTTGTCGAACAGGTCGGCGGTGACCACGGACCCCTGCGACTGCCGCAGGTTGATCGCCGTACCCGAGATCGCGTTGGTGGACTCGCCACGGTTCTCCTCGGTGACGCCTGACGACTGCTCCAGAAACTGCTTGTCCTGCTCCATCAGCATGACGTGCTCGCGAGCGAGCGAGGTGTCGTTGATGATCTCCAGCTCCCTGCCGGGAATCTTCTTGATGATCCCGTCTGGGCGAGCGAGCTGCTCTTCGAACTCTTCCCAGTCTTCGACGGCATCTTCGTCAACGATCGCACGATTGGTCGACAGGATGAACAGCGCCTTGGACCGGCGCTTGTTCAGATCCTCCTGCGGATCTCGCATGTTGCGGATCGAGCCGTAGGGCTGGTTGTCGCGGTCGCGCTTGAACGCCCAGATCGGCGTGAACGGAAACTTGTCGTGTCGGTACGGTGAGGGCATGTCCTGCAGCAGACCCTTGCCGCAGAAGATCGCAACGTGGACCTTCATCTTGAGCGCGTCGTACACGGTCGCGTGGCCGTTTTCGATGATGGACTTCAGCGGTCCTGGCAGCTCCCGGTCCTGGGCGACTTCACGCCCGTTGATCCGCGACAACTGGTTGGCCATGATCGGCGTGTCGGTGGGACTGACTCGGCTTCGAACCAGGCGCACGCTCTGCGGCTGGCGATACCAGCACTCGATCAGGCGCACCCGCCTGCGGCGCACCCCGATCTGGAACGAGTCCTCGAATATGTGGTGCGTGCCCTGCTGGATCTCCGACGAGCCAGGGGTGTGCGCGTGATACAGGCCTGAGAACCCGAGGTCGTCATCCTCGGTGCGCCCGAACAAATTGTGTGACACCGCCGCCTGCCTGATCACCTCGGCGCGGTCAGGGAACATCGCGACGGCGATGTCCTCGTCCACCCACTTGGCGCGAAACATGTACCGAGAATCGGAGTTGTCGTGCTCTCTGGCGAGCGGGTCATTCCAGATATTGCGCCAGGATTCCCAACGGTCGAACAAAGGCTCGTCGGTCGGATCGGATCGGATGCCACATTCGAGCCAGCCGACACCCACCTTGACGGCATCCTCGAACGCCTTCGATCTGGCATACGCGGACTTGTTGACGTCGTCCGTGTACTTCATGAGTTTGGTTTTGGTCTGGGCGGGCTTCGAATCTTCCTTGCCCCGACCGTGGACCCTGTACTCGACGCGGGTCCGTCGCTCGGTGCCGAGTATCCAGCGGATGTGCTGCTGGACCTGGTTGAATACGAGCGGCGCCTGGCCGCGCTCTCTCAGCTCCTCGGCGTCACCGTCCTTCCACTGCAGGCCGTCAAAGAAGTCGGCGTCGATAGCTTGTTCGTAGCGGTTGTCAGAGGCGGCGGTGCGGGCTTCGTTCCACCACTCCTTGAGCTTGTTTTCCTTTTCCCTGGCGGCTTCGGAGTCGAGCGGGTGTTCGACGGGGATGGTCGGCGGTCGTTCGTTGGATCGCAGATCGAACGGGACATGCTCGCGTATGACGCCCACTTCCATATCGTGTGGCATGCCGACCTCCTACTGGTGATCGATCGGGTTGATGGTGTTCTCCATCAACCCCTCGACGCTGATCTTCTGGTTGCCAACGTACATGACGCCCTGGACCTCGGCGCCGTAGTGGTCGTCGGGCCGCTTGTAGGGTTTCATGTTGATCAGCTCTTCGAGGCAGCTAACGATGCCTTCCGCGAGTTTGAAGCGGGTCGTCAACGCAATACCCAGGCCTAGCATTTCGCCCATTTTGTGGGTGGCTTCGACCATGTATTCCGAGTGACCCCCGGTTTCCGTATCGACATACTTCCACGCCGAATCGAGGGTGATGACCCAGGCTCGTCTGCGGGCGTTGAGGAATCGTTTGGCGCGAACGACCAGAGCAGGTTCTTCGTTCACGTATTGGAACAGGATGTCGAACTCACCGAAGCTCTGGAGTCGGACGATAGTCTCGGCTTGAGTCATACGTTCACGCCATAAACTCGCTCCCTTCTCGATTGATTTTGGTCTGTGGATGTTGGGCCATTTTTTATTCTTGAGCCTGGCCCTGGCAAGCGGACTGTATACAACGAAGTGAGGACAAGCAATTCAAACGGTGCGCCAGCCCCGTTTTCGCTTCTGGCGCTTCGGCCCCTGCTGGGGTGCCTTGTAGCCGACCGCAAACTGCTCAAACGCCTTGGCTCCGTGGGACGACCAGTCGTGCAGGGGCTTGCTCTTGAACGTCCCCAGTTTTTCGTCCCATTCTTTTCGGTAGTGATCGAGACACTTGACCAGCTCGGAGCAGTTGCGCTCGTCGAACCAGCACGTCGGCAGCACCGAGCGCACCGCGTCGACACCGTCCATCTCGTCCTCGATCCGGCCCACCACGCGCATCGGCCTGAGTCCCAACTTCATCAGGGTCTCTCGGCGCGTGACGCCCGTGCCCAGCTCGCGCACCTCGACGTCGTGGGGCAGGAAATGCGTGCCGTAGACGTAGGGCTTGTCTTGAAGCTTCTTGACGTAGTGCGACAGCGCCTCACCCTGGTTCGAGTAGTAGTCGATGAAGCGGTGCTCGTGGCCGTACTGCTGCATGAAGATGATCACGGTGTCGTCGTTCATGCCGAGATCCCAAAAGGTCTGGACCGGCAGGCGCGGCTCGTACGGGATGCGACAGATGTGCTTTTCGTTTCGCAGCCAGATCATCTGGTGCTTGTAGTACGCGCCCTCGATTGACGCGCGGAACGCTTCCTCGGGCGTGGAGGGGAACTCGCGCAGCATGTACTCGCCCTGCTCCATGCGCTTTTTCACGTACCACAGCCGCTGACCCAGATCGATCTTCGTCTGGATCTCGATTTCGAGCAGCTCGAAGTACTCGTCGTCGTCGCGGGTCATCCTGACGCTGGCTTCCATGTTTTCCGGCAGGCGATAGCTCGGCTCGCGCCACCAGGGGAAGAAGTGGAATCGCCAGTCGAGCACGGTGCGTTCCAGCCCCTCGCGCTCGTGGTTCCTGGCTTCCTCGCAGATGTCGAAGAAGTGACCGAAGCTGCCCTCGGCGGTGGACTCGACCGTTACCGACTGGCCTGCCTGCAGTGTGTTGAGGGCACCCGTGCGGACTTCCGCCGCCTTCTCAGGATATTTCGCGCACAGCTTTCCGTACTCGCTGATATGCAGATAGTTCAGGGTGCCTGACCGCATGGACGTGCCCACACGGATCGAGGAGTCGTTCGCGAACAGGTACTCGTTGGTGGTGTCCTGGCGTGGCGACAGGTAGTCGCGGATCTGGCCGGGGAGGTGCTCGTAGGGGAACTTGACCTTGGTCTGAAAAATCACTTTGGCGTCTTCGCGAGTGTGCGCGATGATGCCGCAGCGGGTGTTGTGATAGAAGCAGGCGTTATCCAGAAGGAGGATGTCGATGAACGTCGTCATCCCCAATTGTCTCGCCTTCAATATCACGTTCATGTACCAGAAGTTTTCCAGCAACTCCAACTGCGCCCAGTTGGGCTGAAAGCGGACCTCGACTCCCTCCTTGTCCTGAATCCAATATAAGTTGCTGATCCTCCACAACTGGTCGGAGAACTGGTCGCTCAGTTGCATCACTGTTGAGTCGGCCAATGGTGGACCCTCCGCGCTGCTCGGCAATAAGCGCCATCAGCTCTGCTACGCCGTTGGTGTCGATTGCATCCTGTTTGAAGAAACCCAGGATTCGCGCGAGCGAATCCAGTGCGCCCTTTTTGTCCACGAATCTGATCTTCGTGGTGTGGCCAATCACAACTCGTTCGTCGCCGCGACCGTCGTACTCGGTGAACACGTCGATCTGCGAGATCGCCTTGCGCGCACGTTCCGGCATGTCGTTGAGATTGAGCAGCGTGCCGAACTCATCGACGAGATCAGCCGGGTCCACAAAGCCGATGTTGGCCAGCTCCTCGACCACCCTGCCTTGCTTGACGTCACGCCACTCGGCGAGCTTCTTGCGCCGCAACGTGAGGTAGGCCTGCACCTGTGGACGGCGGTGGGCGAGGCTCGCGTATTTGGTCGCCAGCTTCTTGGTCTTGTACTGGAATCCAGCGGCGATGTAACACGACACCATGCTCTGGTCAGGGTTCATCAGCAGGCCATCGGCGAACTTGCGCTCGCCATCGGTGAGGCCGAACTCATCCGTGCGCTGTTTCTTGCGACGGCGCTGAACCTGCTTGGTGTTCGCCAGGCCACGGTCGGTGAATGTCATAACTCTGCGATTCTCAAGATCGTCTTCTGCTCCACTTTGTGCGGCACTTTGTGCTGAACGACCATCCCGAGGGTCAATCGGTCTGGCGTGTCGTCAACGATGATGTTCAACGCACGCAGCCCATCGATGATTGGTTTCAGGCCGGCAATCAGGTTGTCTTCGTCTAGCAGTCTGATGCTCGCCCGCTCGACGGCGAGGATAACCCGAGGTAGAGGTTCCGACAAATGCAGGCGTTGGGGTAGCCAGGCGATCGACAGGTGGTCGAGCCAGCGCTTTTTTATCCGGCTGTACGCACGCCAGTGCTTGTACGTCCACTCGTTCGCTGACGGCGACGGGACTCCGATGCTGATCTTGATGGTGCGGGACGGCTCTTCCCCAGCAAACTCCGCGACCGGCTCAATGCCAACTTTCGGGCGAGGTCGTCGACGGCGCCCTGAAGTTTTTGCTCCAGCAACTTTGCTGCGCGAACCAGGGCTTCCCGTCGTCGCTCGCATCCTGAACAGGCCACCTACGTGACCCTGAACCTGCTGCGGGCTTTGCGCCTGGCCCCACCAGTGTCCTTCAGTGTTTCACCGCGCTGGAACTGGGTCTGGAACTGAGCGCGTGTCGGATCGGCGTTCACGCGCCGCTGCTGATCCGCGCTGCCGATGTTGTGGCCTACCGAGTTGAATCGATTGGCGGCGGCAGCGGTGCGCGGATCGCCAAAGTTCGGCACGCTCACGCCGCCGACGCCTTGGATGTTGACGCTGACCGAACTGAGCCGCCGTTCGTCCTGGGTGACCGCCCCTGCTTCGAGGCCAGCGATGCCCGCCGACGCCAGGGCGGCTTGGTCGAAGTCGGTATCGCGCAGCTCACCCCGGTTGCGTGCGGTGACGCTATTTGCGGCGGCGTTGCGTTGTGCGTCAGGCGAGGCGATGTTGATCAACCCCTGCCGCGACTGAACGGTGCCTGGCGAGGTTTCGGACGTGCGCGGCCTGTTGCCCAGGATTCCGCGACCGCCGACGATGGCGCCTCTGGTCGTTTCGGCGAACTTGCGCGGCTCGCGCTTGCGGGGCGGTGGCTGCAGCAACTGCTCGTCGTTGAGTTCGCCAAACGGTGTGGGCGCGATAATGTTGTCACCCGAACCGGGCACCAGATTCTTTGGGGGACGCCTCGGTCCCTGGAGTTGCGGCTTTTCGTCTTCCCGCCCCGCGAACTCGTCGCGGTCGCGGTCTATCGAAACTTGTATGGCCATCCGCGCTCCGAATTAGACGGGGTGACGAGAGTGGAGAGTACCGCCGCAACTAACCTGCTAGCTTCTTTGGGGGAAGGACACTTGAAAGGGAGGACTGCATCCAGATTTTCGCGGCCTCTCGCCACCCCAAGCTTCTTACGGTAGTCGATGCAGTCAGGCTTTTCCACTCAGGCCACAGAAGCCCTTCTTCGTCGGCCCCCGGCCTTCGGTCCAGCACCAGTGCATGCACTCGCTGCCGACGCACCGGGCGCCCTCGAACGGGTTGCGACTGCCTGGATTGCGATTCGCTGCCACCGCTTCCTCTACGCCCTCCGCTATGTTGATCAACCGAGGCACCCGAGCCTCGGGGCACCACTTCTGGCTGGCCTCGTTCTCGCTGATCATTTGACCCATCAGTGTATCTCCCGTTCTTTGATGATGAACTCCGAAAGCGCCGCGTAGTCGTCAAGGCTGGCGCCCGTGTTGTAGGACACTTCGTTCCAGTACTCAAGGTCCGCGCCGACGATCCAGTCTTTGATCGAGGTGTAATCGAACATTAGCGCCTGCTTTTCCGGCGTCAGCTCGAAGGCGCACTCGAACGGCTCCAGACCCTTTTTGCGAATCCGCACCAGGAACTCGCCATGTTCGTACGCTGCTGGATCGGCCAGAAACGTCACGGTGCCTTGTTCGATCACGCCGATGTACAGTGTGTTGCTGCCGTCGCCCTGCGGCGGATCGAGGAACACCGCAACCCGAGCGCCCACAGGAGCGTTGCGGATCACCAGCATGGGCGGCGTGGACGGATCTTGAAAGTCCGATTGACGGAAGTCAGCCACGGGCGCTTTCGTCAGGTCTCCCCTCGCGCCCTTGACCTCTGGGATCAACTGCATCAGTGGACCGTTTTCGGCGCGGAGTCGTGGAACGTCAGCGGGTGCAGGCGGATGTACTTCGGATCGCGTTGGTTGCCCAGGAGTCGGATGCGCCGCTGCTCCCACGGGAGGTCATCCAGGTACACCAACGGCGGGCACATCGAGCACAGGGTCCAGCCCTGACCGCTCACCTGGGTGGTGAACGGCACCCACCAGCACCTACAAGTCGGGCAGTAGCGGGCATCGCTATGCGGCTGTGACGGCCTGATCCACGCCTTCGACTTGTTGACGCCAGCCGGGATCAACGGATCAGGCATCGTCGGCGTCTTGTGCTTCCAGGTAGTGTGCCAGCCCTTGTTGGAGTCCGAGAGTCACGGTGCAGACCAGCATCTGGGGGTTCGTGTTGGTCTCGCGCGCCGTCGCCATGCACCACTCGGAAATGAACGCGACGATGCTGAACAGCGCGTCGGCATTGGATTCCCCCATAAACAACTTGTTAGTCCAGTCGTGAAGCATGTCGGTCATTTCCAGGCACCGGTCAGGATTCGCGTGATCGGCGGTTTGCGCCCACAGTTGGAAGGCATCCTGAATCGCCTGTTGGAAAACCGCTGGATTCGGCTGGATGAACATCAGTGTGGCTTCCCGGCCAGCTCGGCCAGGAAATCGGGCATGTCGTCGGTGTGGTAGATCCCGCGCCTGGCGTGGACCACGTC